CTTGAGGACCAGGCCAAGCAGCTTCTTAAGGAAGCTTCTTCCATGGCCGCAGGCGACGTTGAGGGCTTTGCCTCAGTCGCTTTCCCGCTTGTTCGCCGCGTTTTCGGTGGTCTCTTGGCCAACGATATCGTCAGCGTCCAGCCGATGAGCCTTCCATCAGGTCTCATCTTCTTCCTCGACTTCACTTACGAGCAGAGCCGTCTCGGCTTCACCGGTTCCGATGGTACCGCTGAGTCCATCTACGGTGGTGGCGTTGTTGGTTCACAGCTAACCGGTGGTGTTTCTGATCTCACCGAGGATGGTGGTGGTCTCTACAACCTCCAGGCTGGTTACTCCGCTCCGACCGCTTCAGTCACTATTGCTACCACCATGGTTGCTTCCGGCACTGTCGACACTGGTGGTGTGCCTGTGTTCGAGGCCACCTCAACAGATGCTTACGAGCTTGCTCGTCTACTTCGTTTTGACGCCGATCTAGTAAGTGGTTCTGCCTTCGCGGCGGCCACTGTACCACTCTCCACCCTAACGGCTGCGCAGTTCAATGAGGATATGCTTGTTGATATCAACCTTACATCACTATCCGATGGCCGCCAGGTTCGTCGTCTAACTCAGATCGACCCAACGGATAGCACCAATGTTCTATTAATTGTCAACGCTTCTGGTTCGGAGGACGCTGCTACGTTGTCGACCGCCCTCGATGCCGTATCCGCGTGTACTTTACCAATCGTTGACGACTTCCAGAACGGCGGCGCCATTGGTTCCGTTGTCGGTGATGATACTTGGGGTCTTGAGGAGCCGCTTCAGGGCACTGGTAACTTCGGTGACAACACCAACAAGAACGAGATTCCAGAGATCGACATCAAGGTTGACTCCATCGCTGTTACAGCGACAACCCGTAAGCTCAAGGCCAAGTGGTCCCCAGAGCTTGGTCAGGATCTCAACGCCTACCACAACCTCGACGCTGAGGTTGAGCTAACCAGCATCCTCTCCGAGCAGATTGCTCTTGAGATCGATCGTGAGATTCTTAACGATCTTCTCGCTGGTGCTACGGCTGGCAAATACTACTGGAGCCGTTCACCGGGTCTCTTCGTGGACCGCACCACTGGTGTTGAGGTTGGAGCCGGCACGTCCGCCCCTGACTTCACCGGTACGGTTTCCGAGTGGTACGAGACGCTCATTGAGACAATCAATGATGTCTCCGCTCAGATCCACCGTAAGACTCTCCGTGGTGGTGCCAACTTCATCGTGACCTCACCTGAAGTTGCCAACATCCTTGAGTTCACCAGTGGCTTCCGTGCTTCCGTCACGGCCGATGCTGACACCGGCACCGTTGGTGCTGTCAACGTTGGTTCACTCTCCAAGAAGTTCGACGTTTACGTCGATCCTTACTTCCCACGCAACGTCGTTCTCGTCGGTCGCAAGGGCAGTGGCTTCCTTGAGAGCGGCTACGTTTACGCTCCATACGTTCCACTACAGGTCACGCCGACCATCTTCGGTACCGAGGACTTCATCCCACGTAAGGGTGTCATGACTCGCTACGCGAAGAAGATGGTTCGCCCTGACATGTACGGTCTTGTCATCTGTCGCGGTCTCCTTGGTGAGTCCGGTAGCTGATAGTTAGTTAGCCCCTTACAGGCATTACGCCCTCGTCGTCTTCGGATGGCGAGGGCTTTTTGTTTTGAGAAGAACTATTTATAGTAAAGGAGATTCGTAATGAATATTCGTAAGAGAAAGGCGCTAAAGGCAAAGGCCCGCGCCGCACGCCAGGCCGCACAGGCTCCACAGCCCGTCGCTGCTCCAGTTGTTGAGGCACCAGCCCCAGCACCCGTTGTGGAGAGCGAGACGCCCCTCCTAGACGCCGTTGAGGCAGAAGAGGTGGCAGAGGTCGTCCCAGAGCCAGAGCCCGCTAAGAAGCCAACCAGACGCCGCAAGACAACTCGTAAGAAGACAACCAAAGAAGACTAAGGGGGATCTATTGAATGGCAAAGCCTACCCTAACACCAGTCAGTCAGACTAGCAAGGTTATTCTAACTTCGACCGGAAGCACAGCGACTACCGGCAACGGGGCAGGTCTAACTACACATTACCCTTTTGGTATTTATGTCGAAACGACATCGCCTCTTTATGACACAAACTTTATTTCAGGTGCTGCCGATCAAGTTGCCTACACTTACAAGAAGTTGGGTGGTGATGTCCTTGACATTGAACTTACGGTCGGCAATGTCTATGCTGCTTATGAAGAGGCGGTCTTAGAGTACACTTACCACATCAATAAGCATCAGGCCAAGAATGTCCTTGGAAGTCTTTTGGGCTTTGCAACAGGAACATTCGACCACGATGGGCAGATGACCGGAGGCGATGCTTCTGGTTCTGCTGTAAACCTAAAGTACCCAACCTTCAAGGTTGGTTATGCTCGTCGTGTTGGTGAGGGCTTCTCCGAGGAAGCAGGCGTTGGCGGAAACAACACTTTCTATTCTGCTTCTTTCGCCCTGACAGCCGGCGTCCAAGACTACGACCTACAGACTATTATTTCAAGATCCGCTACGACGAACACAGAGCCAGCAACAGGTGGTGCTGTGCCTTATGCCAACTTGGTCGGCAACAAGAAGGTTAAGATCCACAGGGTCTTCTACAAGACCCCAGGTTCTATGTGGAGGTTCTATGGTTACTATGGTGGCCTAAATGTTGTCGGCAACTTGAACTACTATGGTCAATACTCGGATGACACAACATTCGAGATCATTCCTGCTTGGCAGAATAAACTTCAGGCTATGGCTTATGAAGACCACCTTTGGACCAGGCTTTCGCATTACTCTTTTGAACTGTTCAACAACAAATTGAGGATCACACCGATCCCAGAGGGTTTTGTGACTCATATGTGGGTTCAGTTCACCATTGACCAAGATCCGTGGACAGAGGACTCGGATCGTAAGAACGGCACAGACGGCATCAACAACATGAACTCTTTGCCGTTTGACAACATTCCTTACCAAAACATCAACGCTATTGGTAAGCACTGGATTCGTCGCTACGCCCTTGCTCTTTGTAAAGAAATGCTGGGCCAGATCCGAGGCAAGTTCAGCGGCAACATTCCGATTCCTGGTGACAGTGTAACCCTCAACTCCAGCGATCTCCTAAGTCAAGCAAAGGACGAGCAAACTGCTTTGAAGGAAGAGCTTGTCAAGATCTTGGACGAGATGACTTACAAAGCACTTGCGCAGCAGGACTCTGAACTTATTGCTGCTATTGACAAGGTAAACTCTAACATTCCAATGATGATCTTCCAGGGGTAACTAAATGAAACTATTGCTTGAAAATTGGAAAGATTATGTCAAGAGCCCAGGAGAGGAGCGCGAGTGTCTTACCCCCGGTGCCATCTACGATATGGATATAAGCCCTAATGTTGTGGGCGTAAAAGTTCGACTTCCAATGAATATCGACATTACTGAAGAAGAGGCCAAGCAACTAGAAGACGAAATGCATGATGCTCTTGAGGCAATCTTGTCAAAGTATTTTAGGAACAACTAAATGGCACAAAACAAGTGGACACAACCAGACGCCCCGCCTCCTCCTCTTTTCACAGGAAAGAAGGAGCGAGATCTTGTAAAACAAGTCAATGATGAACTTATTGAAAGGGTCATCGGCCAAACCGTTGTTTACTACCCAATAGACGACAAGACCACCAACTACCACCCGATCTATGGCGAGGCAATAAGAAAGAACTTTCTTCCTCCTGTAAGGGTTCATGCTCTTGTCGAGTGGGAAGGCACAAAGACAGTTTACCAGCAAAACATTGGAATCGACAGAACTGCTTCCATTGTTGTCCATTTTCACAAAAGACGCTTGACCGAGGACCAAGACCTTTTTGTCAGAGAAGGCGACTTTGTTCTTTATGGCGATCTTTACTATGAAATCGTTACACTCGAAGAGCCAAAACAACTCTACGGTCAGATCGACCACCTACTAGAGATTTCAGCCAAGTGCGTCAGAGCACGAGAGGATCTATTCGATGGCAACTAAATACGACCACACAGGAATAGAAGGGGCAAACGGGAACCTAAAAGAGATCCCGTTTATGCCTTCTACTATTGAAAACATCGACACAGCGATCTTCAACTTCATAAAAGATGAACTGGCTCTGCAAACAGAAACAAACAAAGGCAATGTCCGTGTTCCTGTTCTATGGGTCGCAGCAGAGCGCTCACACCAAGTAAAGAATAGAGACGACCAAGACATCCGAGACAGAAAGGGAAAGTTCATTCTCCCCCTAATGTCGCTCGAAAGATCGTCTATGACAAAAGACCCTGCTTTTAAGGGAACCTTTCAGGCTCACTTGCCAGACTTTGGTAAAGGGCTCCACAGAGTCCGCAGGGTCAATGTTCCAGCAGCAAGGCGAATAAACCAAGGCAAGACATCAAACTTTATGAATGCTTTCTCAAAGAGACGCTATGGTGCTGGCAACGATGTGGGAGCCGGCCAACTAAACTTCCCGATCAAAACAAAGACGGACAAGAGCCGTGTTGTTTATGAGACGGCTTACATGCCTATTCCTATTTGGGTCAACGCGATGTACTCCCTTCGCATCAGAACGGAGTATGTTCAGCAGATGAATGATCTAACGCAGCCTTTCTATTCCTTTACAGGACAGGCTAACTCTTTCTTCATCACAAACGAAGGTCATAGATACGAAGCCTTTGTCGAGGGCGACATCTCTTACAGCAACAATGTCGCGGATCTCGGTGAAGATGAAAGAACCTACATCACAGACATCAAGTTCAAAGTCCAGGGTTACTTGATGGGCGAGGGCAAGAACGATCCAAAGCCAAAGTTTACCACAGTAGAAAACTATGTAGATGTGAAAATTCCAAGAGAAAGAGTAATCTTGGGAGACATAAACACCTTCCTAGACGACGACGAAGGTTTTTATAGAGAGTAAAGGTGGTTGCTCCTATAATAGACTATTTATTATGAGAAACGCATTGTAGTATGAATGCTGCACAAGGAGACTAATAGATGCCAGTTGACAAGTTTAGATTCGTTTCCCCAGGTATTTTCCTAAACGAAATCGATCAGTC